AGAGTACTCAATGGTCTCCAGATGCTTGTACAGGGCCTCAGTGACTTCAACGTCGAGGTCACAGTAGTCACCCATAGACTCGGAGTACTCGAGCCACTCAAGGCCCTCAGGGTAGTTCTGCTTTCCCCAAGTGGTGATCCATGCAGACTGGTCGAGATTCTCGATGGCCTTGGGAGTCAGGGAGCACAGGTGTTCCTCAAGGGCAACCCCTACGTTCCTCTCGATCCACTGGTTCCTGAAGTCAGTTGCGTACTCACCTTTCTGGAGTCCCAAGCGATAACCCCAAGCCTCTAGCTTATGGGAACCCACAAGGGAACTCGGGAGAACCTTGGCCTTCACATGGCCACCATCGCGAGTGCTCAGGTCAGGGAAGAACAGGCGGGACTTGACCAGCGTGTCGACAACCTTCGTGCGCTCGACCTTGAACCACGGGTACAGCTTCTGGATGACAGCGATGTCGTACCCGATGATGTTATGGCCTACGAGTATGCCTTCGTCTGCTGCCTTCTGAAGGAAGTGAATCCCGCCTTCAATACCACCTTTGGAAGTGAACCTACGGCGCTCCCCTGTTTCAAGATCTTTCACAGAGAGGCAATGGATTTTCGATACGTCTTGCAAGAGTCCATCACTCTCGAGATCGAACAGAGTTACGCGCATACAGTTCCTTTATTTGATGTCAGGGTCTTCGAGGTACTCGTCGACGTTGAAAGCCTTGTCCAGAAGGTCAGCGTAGTAATGGATGAGACCTACGAATGCCGCTACGATCCCAAGGCACCCAAGCAGGATGGCGATGAGTTGAAGGAGATCACCGGGCATCTGCATGCTCCTCGAAGCGAGCCTTCAGGATGATGTACAGCGTGTGCTGCGCGAGACGGTCAAGGACCACCATGTCCTCATCGTTCTCGAAGGACCGGGAGCCAAGGTTGTCCTGCATGATGCAGAGGGCGGCCTCGTTGAAGAAGCCCTTCTCAATCTTCGTCTTGGCATCGCCGTTCCCAGTTACCGAATGGAACTCAGCCAGCAGGTACGTGTTTTCTTCTTCTTGGAAGTCCGCAATATCGTGTTCGTTGATCACTTCTCTCTCTCTCTTTAAAAGGTGTAAGCCTCAGGGTCAGCCTCAGGCGTGAAGTCACTTTGCTTGTCATAGAGCCGACCAGTGATCCGGTCGTACCCAAGTCGAATCAGGGCGCCGGTAGCTTGGCCCGTATAGCGGTCCTTCAGTACTCGAAGGGTTGTCGTGCTGCGTTCCTCTTCATCCTCAGCCTGTTGATTTCGCTCGAGTCCGAACATAAAGAAGCTCCAGAATCCGATTGCTCGTGCTCCCTTGAAATGCTTGATGGACACATGGCCACCTTCTTCATGGCTCTTGCCCTCAGGTGTACTAAGGTGCGAGATGAAATGAATGATGACTCGTAGCTCCTGAGCCAGTCCTGCCATCTCTTTCATGATCTGCTCGAGACTGCCGCGCTCATCTGCGGTATCCGCCATGGCCGTAAGGTGATCCACGTAGAAGATGCGGACTTCCTCAGCGTGTGCCATGTAGCGAATCTTGGCTGCCACAACGTCCCACGCGGTCTCCCCAAAGCTATCGTATAAGAACACCTTGCCCTCGAGTTCCTTAACGGCCCCGAGGCGTTCCTCACGGGTCCAATTGGCGTCGGGAACATGGAACCTCTTGCCCTTCACCTTGCCAGCTACGCGTGCTGCGGTTTCCTTAGGCTGCTGCTCCAGGAAGATCAGTCCGACCTTCTGGTTCAACTCGGTCACATCGAAAGCAATCTGCTGTGTGAAGACATCTGTCTTGCCAATGCCAGTACCAGCACCCCAACCGTAGACCTCGCCCCAACGGCGACCATGGGTCAACTCGGTCAACTTCGGGAGGAACCACGGGAGACCCTTCTCGATCTCACGGTCCAGTTCATCGTAAAGGTCAGAGATACCTACGATCCCATCGGGCCTATACGCCTTCGCGTTCCATATGGCCTGGATGACCTCTTGGCCCTTGTTGGCCTTCAGGCAATCATTGGGGTCCTTCAGGGGAAGGGATGCGATCTTAGCCTTGCCCGGGGGGAACAGTTCTGCCACCGCTTTCGCTGCTTCCCGCCCGGGTTCGTCCATGTCGAACATGATGACGATCTCTTCGAACTTCTCGAAGAACTCCATCTGCCTCGCCATGTCCTTCTTGGCACTCTTGGCACCGTTAGGAACGGACACCACTGGCCACTTGCCACCCTGTAGCTGTGATACGGTCAAGCAGTCGATCTCGCCTTCGGTGACGACGATCTTCTTACCCTTGTCCCACAGGTTCTGACCGAACATAGGGGGCTTCGCCGCGTCACCAATGAAGGAGAATTCCTTGTTGGCATCACGGACCTTACAGGCCACCACTTCGCCGTCTTTGATGTACGGGTACATGTGGACCTTCTTACCTGCGTACTGGCCGATACGAACACCGAATTGGCGGCAGGTTTCCTCACTGATCAGACGTGGAGGGATGCCTTGAACTTCGGCATTGGAGTACTCGTCCAGATTTGCAGCCACTTTCTTTCTTCCTCTTGTAGGTACAGTTCCATCCCCGCGTTCATAGTGACCACACGAGTAACAGGTCGTATGGCCATCTGAGTACAGGGCATTTGCATCGCTAGAGCCGCACGCATCGCACGGTCCCTTGCGAATCAGTGAGGACTCTTCGCGTTCCATCTCAATCCATCTCAATCATTTCGATTTCATGGGGATACACGTAGCCAAGGGTCCCATTGGAAGCCTTAACGTCGTAGAAGGTCCCAAGGAGACCCTCAAGGAGTCGGCCGATTTCCACGGTTGCCCCAAGGGACCACGCGGGACCATCGACCTCACTGAAGTCGACCAGCAGTTTTGCTTTGCGCATTTCAGTTATCCAGAAGTGCAGCCATTGATTCAGGGAAAGCCCAACGAAGCCGTTCATCCAGTTGTTCAGCAACCAGACGGCACTCGTATTGAGCATGGGGATCGAGACGTTGCTTGCATACGCGAGCGAAGGCCATGAGGGACCCAGACCAGATCCATTCGGTCATCGTGTTCAGCGGGAGGACCATACGGGCCATCTCGGGGGCTACACCACCCTTCAGTAGATTGTTGTAGTCGAGAAGGGAATCAGTGGAGGCGCGACGTACCGTAAAGTGTGCCCACTCTTGAGTGCTCTTAGGGAGGTTGTTTGTTGAGCCTTGCTTGACGTTCTCAGCACGCCCGCGGAACTCAGTCGGGATATAGAACTCAGGCTCACTGTCCACGTACCTACGGCTAACCTCATTCCAACTAAGGCCTACCTGATGTTTAACGAGTTGACGGGCAACAAACAGTGGGGCTTTGATCCGGAAGGAGGCGTAACAATGTGCAAACGGACTCCAGTGGTCATGGGTCGCAAGGTAGTTGATGAGCTTCACGTCACCATCGGTCAGCTCATCGTGTTGCTTGTCGAAGGAAACCCGGGCCACGTTAGCGACACTAAGGTCCGAACCCATGGAATCCAAAAGCTTGACCTCAATGTCAGCTACTTTCATATCTCTCTCTTTGTGTTTAGAACGTGACGCCAGCCTTCTCCAACTGGTCATCAATGTGAAGAAGGACCTCTTTCTGCATGCCCGAGTACTTGTCAGCACCGTAGGCGGCCTCAATGAGCCCATTACGGAGGTACTGAGCCTGCTCGAGGCTCATCGTGATCTTCACGTTGCCGTTCTTCGTGTGCTTGACCTTGACGATCATCAGAGGATCTCCGGGGTACCCAAGGTATAACGGGTGTAGTACTGACCAGTGACCGGGTGCTTCTTCCAGTGGGATTCGATGTTGAACCCTGCGTCCCGAAGGTCCGTGATACGGCGTGTCAAGGACTGGATGCTATGGTCGATGATTGCTTCGCGTTGACTGATGGAACCGGCCTTGCGGAGGTGCTTCAGGATTTGCTGAGTCTGTGTCATTTCTTTCTCTCTTTTAACCAAGCCTCGGGGACAACCTTGTCGGAATAAAGGAAGCCGTGGCGTACACACCATGAGGCATAGGTAGACTTTGATCCCTTGTATAAGGGGCTTGAACTACGGGAGAATACGAAGCGGATGTCCTTCTCGGGATGGGCTGCTTTCACTGCCAGATGCTTGGTGCGGTCTGCAGAATCGAAAAGTCCTTTTCCCTCCACAATGATCCCATTGCTTAAAATGAAATCAGGTTTGTAGGAGTGCGGGATTACGTACTCAAGCTTCTGAGTTTCATACTCGTATGCCATACCCGCTTCATCCAACTGCGCAGCGATCTTCTCTTCAAGACCACTACGCAGCTTTTGCTTCACCTTAAGCCCATGGTTCTTCTTAGTGACCCATGAGCGCTTCATCAGAAGTTCACGTCTTCGTCAGCTTCCTCTTCCTCGGGCTGCTCATCACGCTGAGGAGCCTTACGGTTACTCGACGGTTCCGCAACGTAGCCATCATCGTCTTCGTCATCCGTGCCCCAGTCAGCGCTCGACTCGACCAACTTGACCAGACGGACTTCGTTCAGGTATGCGCAGACTCCACCACCGAATCCTTCATAGGTACCAAAGGAACCACGGACCTGAATGGTCGAGCCACCGCCGATACGAATCTCTTCGCGGATCAGGTTGCCCTTGGAATCCATGACCTTCGGTTGCTTCTTCGACTTGAACGTAAAGGTGTACGAGCCATCCTCGTTGACCTTGTAGGGGCTTCCCTTGGAAGTCTTGGCCTTCTTGCCGAGTTCCAGGCGCTCTTCCTCGATCTGGTCGAGCAGGGGCTTTGCGGCCTCTTCAGACAGCGTAATGCTGGTCTTGTACTTGCCTTCAGGATCGAACTTGGTGTCCGCAGTGAACAGGTTGCTGTAGCCCGAGGGGCCTTTGGGTGTTGTGAAAAATGCCATGTGTCTCAGTCTTCAAAGTAAGGGTCAAACGGGAGGTCAATCAGGGAGTAACCTTCGAATTCGTTCATATCGAATCCTTGGGCCATGAGGGCTACTGCTTGGTCGAGAGGCATACGAATGTCCTCGGCATAAACGTCCATACGGGGTCCTAGAAATGACAAAAGGCCCCGTAGGGCCTCAATGTTGTGCTGCAGTGTGTTGTGCAGAAATTAAGCGAAAGCGTATTGGGACTCGAGGATGCTGTTGAGGTCCAAGGTGCCACGCGGGGGAACCATAAGCTTGTCTAACTCCTTAATGAGCTTGGCGATCTTCTTAGCGCCTTCTTCATCCTGGGTGGACTCGCCGGTGACGATAAGGTCAGCACGGGCCGTCAGCAGAATGTCTTCCAGCGGGTCACGTCCTTCGTACATATCGACCAAGCTTTTACGCACGATCATCGAGAACGCGTCCATCTGGTTCGGCAGTGCTGCAAACGAGTCATGAATCAATAAGAAGCTATGGATCCCTTCGGCCTTCGAGTTCTGCACGACCAGTTGAAGGTGCGCTGCATCGAAGGAGTGGATGAAGTTCGGGCTGATCGAGGTACGTTGCTTGTGTGCGTTCAACTCCTTGGAGAACCCAGTCTGAACCTTAGGCTTGTAGGCCGTAGGTGCATTCAAGGCCTTGTTCCACAGCAGGGTCTTGATCTGTTGGAAGGTCGGCTTGTAGTAGGCGTTCAGAACCGGGAAGCCCATCGGCGTAGTCCAGCGAACCGGAAGGTTAGCCTTCGCCAGAACACCAGCGATTGCCTTCAGGAGTTCCATGACAAGCGGGGCACCCTTAACGGTCTGCTTGATGCCAGTCATGTTGTGGTTCGCCAAATAGCGAGCTACCTCCATCATCTCGAGCCAGTTGTCCTTGGTGACCCCAAAGTGTGCCCGGGACTCATCATCGATAGCCATGATGTCTTCGTATAACTGGTCAGCGAAGCCAGAGACCTCCGAACCGTAGCCGTAGGTCATCACATTACGCTTGGTCACCTTGCGGTCGATGCCGTAGGAATGCCATAGTTGCGCAAAGCCACGGATCTTCTCGTCCTCGTGATTCAGGTCAGCTTCGACCAAGGGGCCCGAGATAGCAGCGACAGCTGCATAGACATCCTGCGGGAGTTCCGAGGGCATAAGGTTGACCAGGGCACCACCATCAGCGTCCCGCATGATTGCCGAGAAGTGTTGGATACCCGAGCAGCTACCATCGATAGCGATAGGCAGGTGGCAACGATAGCCCGTAGGATCCTTCAGATAGCCC